TATATCAAAAAGAAAGGACTATTTAGATATGTTAAATAAAGATCAAAAACAGTTTGCCGAGGCTATATATTCTGCTCTCGGTACTGATGTAGTCTCTAGAAATGATATCAATACTTTTCAAAAAGAGAATGGTTACAAAAATCAGTCTTGGTTAAAAAATGACAAGTATAAAATCTCTAGAGGTCAATATCAATTACCAATCAAGGGTTCAGTACCAGTAAAATCTGAAGTTGTTGAACCAGAAAAAATTGATGTCAACGATAAAATTGAAACTAAGGCTGCTTATATAGTATCAAGTTTAGAGGGCAAAGTTGTGCCAAATAGATTTGATGAATTTGTACCTTGGGGTCATTTCAAAGATATCAAGTCAATATTAAAATCAAAAACTTTCTATCCAATATTCATTACTGGTTTATCTGGTAATGGTAAGACTTTAAATGTCACCCAGGCTGCTGCCGAGTTGAATAGAGAATTGATCCGTGTCAATATCACGATTGAGACCGATGAGGATGATTTACTCGGTGGTTATAGATTGCGTGATGGCGATACAGTCTGGCAGAACGGGCCAGTTATCGAGGCAATGGAAAGAGGTGCTGTTCTTCTCTTAGATGAGATTGACCTTGCTTCAAATAAGATCATGTGTTTACAACCAATCTTAGAAGGCAACGGTATCTTTGTTAAGAAAATTAACAAGTTTGTTAAACCAAGAGATGGTTTCACAGTTGTTGCTACTGCCAATACTAAAGGGCAAGGTTCTGATAGTGGTAAATTTATCGGTACCAATGTTCTTAACGAGGCATTTCTTGAGAGATTCCCAATCACAGTTGAACAAAGTTATCCTACTGTAAAGATTGAGAATAGAATCTTAGAGAATGTTCTTAAAACTAAAGACTTAGTAAACAAAACTGCTTCAGAGTATGCTAAAAATCTAGTGACCTGGGCAGATGTTATTAGAAGAACTTACTATGATGGTGGCATTGATGAGATCATATCCACTAGACGATTAGTCCACATTATCGAGGCCTACTCTATCTTTAAAGATAAAATGAAGGCTATTGAGATGTGTGTCAATAGATTTGATGACGATACTAAGGCAAGTTTCTTAGACCTCTATACCAAAGTTGATGCTGGGGAAGATGTATCAAATTATGGTCAAGAGGAAATAGAAGAAGAATCCAATGATAGTGAGGAAGAAATGGATAATAACCAATTCTAAAATCTATTATAGTCCTTGCCGCACCCAATATTGTAATGGTATTGGGTGCGGATTTGTATATAGTGCTTGACTAATGATAAAAAATTTTGTATAATAAAGATATGAGTAAAATAGAAAAAGATATTAAGATAGGTTATCAAAAGTATGCCATTGATATATGGCCTGAGACTTTTGCTACAACCGAAGAGGCAGTTGGTGAATTTTTTAATAATGATCGTAAGATTGGTTTAAGAGGTGACTATGTTGAGACGCTACATGGTGCCAATACTTTGTTACATGAAGTTATGCATGGCATAGTATATCAATATGGTATGGTTGATACAATGGAAAAATTTAATAAAGAAGAAAAGATTGTTAATACTTTAACTAATGGTTTAATGAATGTGTTTGTTGACAACCCTTGGTTTATGGATTATATAAAGGAACAAATAGATAAAGAATATGGTAAGAGTAGTAGTCAAACAGAATAATGTTGAACGGGCTATTCGCCAGTTAAAAAAGAAGTTAATGAAGGAAGGTATCCTTCGAGAGTTAAGACTAAGGGAGTATTACGAGAAACCTAGTTTAAAGAGGCAACGAAAACATAAAGAAAGTTTGAGACGAGTTGCTAAAGAAAAAAGATTACGGAGACGCCGTGAGAGGTACTCCTAAGGTATTCGGTATCCATATGCCACTATGGATTCAGAATGTGTTAAAGTGAAGTGGCAAAAACAGAAGGAGATAAGAATGGCTAGACCAAGACTATCAAAGAAACAAAAGGTCCTAAACCTTTTATCAAAAGGTCAACCGGTATTCTGGAAGACTCTAAGATCAAGATTCGATTTAGTATCACCTAGAGCGATGATTGACACATTAAGAAGTGAAGGTCATATGATCTACATTAACCAGAACACTGGTACTAATGGGAACAATACTTCTTATAGAATTGGAACCCCTACAAAAGCGATTATCGCTGCTGGGATCCAAAAACTTTATGGTACTAAATACGCTTACTAATCGTATAAATAGTACTGCTAGGCAATTCGTAAGACCTGGTAGAGGTAGAGTGTCTTGCTAAGAGACACCATAAGGCTTTTGGGTATTGTGCCACAAACAATACCCACTATATTATGAATGAGGTGAAAATGAAATACGGTGAAGATAAAATTATTAATGAAATTGATACTTACTTAAAGTCCACATATCAACAACATTATTCCACGACAGACGAGGGTTTTCAGGTTCAAGATATTTTGAGACACCTGAATATCAATAAAGATTTTTGTCAGGCCAATGCAATAAAATATTTGTGTAGGTATGGTAAGAAGAATGGGTACAATCGGACTGACCTGTTAAAAGCAGTCCACTATATTATATTATTAATGAGCGAGGAAAAACATGATGAAACTAAGTGATCAAACACTAGAAGTATTGAAAAACTTTTCAGATATCAATACTAATATTCTAGTGAAACCTGGTAGTGAATTATCAACTATCTCAACAATGAAAAATATACTTGCAAAGGCAACGATAACAGAATCGTTTGATAAGCAATTTGCTGTATATGACCTATCTGAATTATTAGGTATCGTATCTGCCATAGAAAAACCAGATGTAGATATTTCAAATGAAAAGTTTATGACTATCGGATCTACTGGTTCAAAGTCTAAGGCAAAATATTTTTATTCAGATGAAAGTGTTGTAACCTCACCTCAAAAAGATGTAGTCATGCCTGATGCTGATGTAAACTTTCAATTAAAAGATGAGATACTTTCTAAACTATTAAAGATGGCTGCGATTATGAAGTTGCCTGATTTATCTTTAGTAGGTAAAAAAGGTCAAGATGTAATTCTAAAAGTGCATGATAAAAAGAACTCTGCTAATTCTTATGAAGAATTTGTAGGCACAGAAGCAACTGCTGACTTTACCTTTAATTTTAAGATTGAAAACTTAAAGATTATACCTGGTGATTATGATGTTGCTGTTTCTAGTAAATCAATATCACACTTTAAAAACAAAGTAAAACCAATTGAATATTGGATTGCTCTAGAACCAGATAGTAAAATAAGTAAATGATTGCAAATGCATTAAAGAAAAAACTAGAGGCAGATGTAGAAACCGCAAAGGTAGATTTAGAAATGTTTTTAACTAAAACCACTGGTGTTGCAGATCATATTGATTTTGTAGCCTCTGCTGAAAAGAAGTTAGAAGCATTAGCAAATGCTGAAGGTAAACTAGAATTTTTAGTAAAACACTTTAAAGATTATCATTATGAGTGATTTTTTGTGGGTCGAACAATACAGACCTCAAACAATAGATGAGTGTATCTTACCGACAGATATAAAAGAGACCTTTCAATCTTTTGTAGATCGAGGCGAGATATCAAACTTACTTCTTGCAGGGCCACCTGGTTGTGGTAAGACCACAGTTGCAAGAGCATTATGTGAACAAATGGGTGCTGACTATATGTTCATTAATGGTTCTGAAGAATCTGGTATTGACACCCTTCGTACTAAAATTAAAAACTTTGCCTCCACGGTATCATTATCAGGTGGTAAGAAGGTTGTCATACTAGATGAGGCAGATTATTTAAATCCACAATCTACTCAACCTGCTATGCGTGGGTTCATAGAGGAGTTTCATAAGAATTGTAGATTCATTCTTACTTGTAATTTTAAGAATAGATTAATTGAACCATTACATAGTAGATTTTCAACAATAGATTTTAAAATTGCTAATAAAGATAAACCTGTCCTTGCAAGTAAACTATTTGCTAAGGTTGGTATTATACTTAAAGAGCAAACTATACCTTTTGATGAGTCAGTTGTTGCTGAACTTATCAATAAACATTTTCCTGATTATAGAAGAATACTAAATGAATTACAAAGGTATTCTGTAAGTGGTAAAATAGATACAGGCATTTTAACAAATATATCGGATGATAATCTAAATAAACTGATAGGGCTATTAAAAGAGAAAGACTTTACCAATATGAGAAAATGGGTAGTCAATAATCTAGATAATGATCCTGTTGTGGTGTTCAGACGAATATATGATACAATGTATGAGAACTTAGAATCAGAAACTATACCTCACGCTGTATTAATATTAGCAGACTATTCTTACAAGTCTGCTTTTGTGGCAGACCAAGAAATTAATCTTGTTGCCTGCCTAACTGAGATTATGTCTCAATGTAAATTTAAATAAGGAGAAACTATGGCAGACGCAAATAGTATAAGAGAAGAACTTAGAACAGCAATCACTGGTAAAAATTTAATGCTAAATGGTACTGCTAAGTTTGATTTTGAACCTGGTATTGTTTATATAGATGGTTTAACTGAATCTGCAAGTGTATCAGATGAAGATAAAGAGGCTGATATTACTGTATTAATGTCGGTAGATACTTGGGAAAAACTAAAGAATGATGAAACAGATTCAACAACAGAATTTATGAATGGTAGAATTAAGGTCAAAGGTAATATGACAGTTGGTGCGAGACTAGGATCCATTTTTAAATCAATAAAATAAAAAAAAAAGGAAAATTATATTATGAAAAATGT